CCTGATCATTGAATGACACGGGATGCCAAGCAATCCCGACCGCGCCTCTTACTACAACGCCCACCAACGGAACCCCGAGGCCCGCAAGTTTTACAATTCCGCAGCATGGAAGAATGTTCGGGACGCCTATATCCGCGAACATCCTATTTGCCAGAGATGCAACGCCGCCATTGCTGCCCACGTTCACCACAAGAAACCGCTTGGCGAATGTACAGAGGCCGAAAGACTAGACCCCGCTTTCCTGATGTCCGTTGATTTAGCTTGCCACAATGTTCTAACCGCTCAGGAGACGACCCCAGAACCCACTACCGCCATCGGAACGATTGAACCTGTAGAGGATGCCGAATTCTTCTACGATGCCGAGGCCGCAGATAAGCCCATCAGATTCATTGAAAAGTTTTGCCGCCACTACGAAGGCCGAAAGTTTGCCGGCCAGTCTTTTATCTTGCTGGAATGGGAAAAGATCATCATCCGCCAAATCTTCGGATGGTTACACCGCGAAACAAAACTCCGAAGGTTCAGAGAGCTTTATTTAATCACGGCCAAGGGGTCGGGAAAAACCCCACTGCTTGCCGCCATCGGCTTATACATGCTGTTAGGTGATGGCGAACCCGCCGCCCATGTTATCAGCATGGCCTCATCGTTCGAGCAGGCCGCGCTTACGTTCAATGCCGCCAAGACCTACATAGCGAAATCCCCAGAGCTTTCCCGCCATAAGGGAATCAACGCCAAGCAATACGCCATCGAGGCCCCACACGATTCCCGCTGGACAACGATATCAGGGAAACCGACTGGACGCTCAGGCCCACGCCCATCTTGTGTGATCGCAGACGAGGCCCACGAATGGCCCCAAGCTACTGGTATCGCGTTTGATTTACTCTGCGCCAATTTGTTTAAGAGAAGCCAGCCGCTTTTGATGGTCGCAACAAACGCGGGCAGTGACCGGAACTGTTTTGCTTGGACCCTGCACGAGCGCGCCGCCAACGTGCTGGCGGGGACCAGTGACGATAAGACTTTGCTTCCCGTCATCTACGAAGCACCGAAGGAACTCGACTGGCGTAGTGAGGAAGCAGCCCGTGCCGCTAACCCCAGCATTCCCGACATTGTTTCCTTCGAGCAATTGAAGGGGGAGCAGGCCAAAGGTGAGGCCCGCTATCGTCGCCTGTATCTGTCGCAATGGGTAACAGGGTCGGACAAATGGCTTGAGATGGACAAATGGGACGCATGCATAGGAACCATCGACCCCGAGGCCCTGAAAGATGCCCCGAGATATCTCGGACTCGATCTAAGCAATGGGGATGATCTTTGCGCTATGACTGATGTCTTGATGGCTCCAGACCACTGTTATGTCATTCCCCGCTTTTGGATGCCCAAGGCGACAGCCGAGAGATACCAGAACCTTGACCTTGTGCCATATCTGGAATGGGCGGAACAGGGCGCGATTGAACTCCTAACACAGCCCACCATCAGCATCATCGTGCAGCAACAGATTGCTCAGACCATTATTGATTCCCACAAGGTTCATCCGATTAACGCCGTCGCCTATGACCGTGCTTATGCGGGGGGAGTTATCGAGCTTGTGCGCGCGGCAGGAATCAAATGCGAACCAGTACCGCAGGGATGGACATTGTGGGGCGCTTGCCAAGAACTGGAAAGGCGATTGACGGAAAAGAGTATCACTATTGCCGCCAATCCAGTGGCGAGATTCTGCGCCTCAAATGTGACCCTGACGAACAACAAGGGATCGTATTGGCCCCGCAAACCTGATGCGAAGGGGAGAGCGGGGAAGATGAACAAAATAGACTTCATCAGCGCCCTTGTAACAGCATTGACCGAAGCGCGCAAGACCAGTTTCCCACCACCAGCCCCACACGTCGGCGCTCTAATGCTATCCATTTAAGCAGGAACTTAGACCGACTACCACGAATGAGAGAGGAGCACACTAAACAGGGGACTCATGGACGTAGAAATCATATCGGGCAGTACCTACAACCTCATTAACCCCGCCATTGTCAATAGCTACAGCGCCCTGCAAGTACCATCCTACTGGCGAGCGCTCGATTTTCTTTCCAGCAACCTCGCGAGCTTTCCCCGTCAAATCTTCCAAAATGAAATGAAGTATGGACAGGTTCACGCGCTGGATACCATTCTCTCCCGCCGCGCAAACCCCATGCAGACCTCGCACAATCTATTCCGCCAATGGTTTTTTGACGGCGAGCATTACGGGAATGGGTACGTCTACATTCGCCGTGATCCAACTACTAATGCAGTGATAGGCCTGTACACACTCAACAGTCAGGAAGTAGTTCCCTTCCGCTTAGTGCCAGAGGATCAAAGTCTATTTGACGCCCAAATCTTTTACTGGCATGGTCCGTCTAAGAGAGCAATTCCCTACGCTGATGTCCTTCATTATCGCCCCGTTCCATCATGGGATGGATTGTTAGGTTATAGCCCCACACAGGTATTCGCGCCCACGTTTTGCCGTGGTCTTATGCTCGAATTGTATCAAACCAAATGGCTGGAAAAGGGAAGTCTAATTAGGGGTAGTATTGAACTCCCCAACGGAACCACCAAAGAGCAGGCGCTTGAAATCATCCAGACCATCAAATCCTATCGTACATCGACGGGAGATAGGGACGTATTAGTTCTCAGTGGTGGGGCGAAACTCAATAATCAAACTGTCAGCCCTGTAGATGCCCAATTAAGCGAACAGGATGCCGCCATCAATAAAAAGGTATGCCAGATAACTGGAGTACCACCTCAATTCATTTTTGAAAACACGGAATCGAAATACAACGCGGCTCAGGTAGAGGGTGAAGGTCAGGACGTAGTTCGTTTTTGTTTTAGGCCGAGACTGGAAAACCTCGAACCCGAGCTTACCACCAAACTACTCTCCGAGGATGAACAGATCGCGGGTATCAGTATCAGACTCGACACCAGCGCCCTGCAACGTGGCGATACCGCGCAGGAAATGACGACCGCCGCCGCTGGCGCTAATCAGGGACTATTGACCCCTAACGAAGCACGTCAGCAGATCGGCGAGCAGCCTATTGCGTCTCCAGAGAATGACGAACTGCGAACACCTACGCACCTAGTGCAGCCGACACCAGACGCCGCTCCTGATGTCCCAGAGCAACACAGCAAGGAACGCACACAAGACTTCTACGCCGCTTTCCAGCCCCTTCTCGACGCCGCAGCCGAGAGAGTAGAGGCCAAGACTACTAAGGCCCTTGAGACTGCCCAGAAGAAGCCCGAAGGGGATCGTATCCCATATACCAATGCCCTCGCGGAATCCCAAGCAACCTATTGCTCCGATTCTCTCCTGCCCATTGCCCAGACCATCGCCACAGTAACGGGCAAAACGATTGATGTTCCCGCGATTGCCAACGCATACGCAGGGGAAATCAGAAAGCGCGCGGCAGGAAAACCAGCCAAAGAACTCATTTTGATTGTGGGGGAACATACCAATGCAGGATAACGAGCGATACGACTATGACGGACTATGGACACCACCACCAGCAGGCCCAGCAGCACCAGCCGCCGCTCCCGAGGATGTAGAAGGGGAACCAGAGGCCATCGAGGCCATCGACAAGGATGGTAAACGCACCTTGTTCGGCTACGCCGTCGTTTGGGGCGCTATATCCTCCCCACGTCGTGACGGATTCCGCCACCGATTTGCAAAAGGATCAATTACATGGGCCAGCCCCACGTTCGCGCTGTGGTCACATGATACCGCCACGCCATTAGGTTCCACCGCGAACCAGACCCTTGTTATCGAGGAAGACGACCACGGCGCAAAAGTGACGATCAACTTGGACTCCACCACGGAGGCCGATACCGCCCTCATTCGGGTTAGGGATCGTTTGGTTAATGGAATGTCCTTCGGAGGCCGTCGCCTTGCTTATGACCGCAGCGCCGACCCAAAGGTAATCGACGTTACCGCTTTTGTGGCCGACGATGTTTCATTGACCATCATTCCCGCAATGGTCGAAACGAACATCGTCACCGCCGATCAAGCCCAATTACTTGACGATGAAAAAAAGAAGAAGGGACTAACTACCCAACTCCAGAAAACAATGCTGGAACGAATCAAACTCTCGATCCTTAAACCGACTGGCAGAGCATCAGCGTAACGGGACGACAAAAGGGGAAATCCATGATCGATATTAAGACCGCTCGCGAAGATATCGCGAAGCTACACGCCGATGCTACCGCACACCTCGAAAAGTATTCCACCGAAGCAGCGCCCGAGGCCGATCAAAAGGCCCAAGATGAACGCTTCGCCAAAATGGAACAATTGACTGCGAAAGTAGCAGAAGCTGAAAAGCTTGCGAAGTATGCATATTCCAAGCAGCCCGCAAATGGTCACGTTGCCATCATCAGTGACAAGTCGCCTGATCAAGTCAGAATTGAAGTAGGGAACACCGTCGATACCTCCCGCGAAGGTTATGCACGCGCTGTATCCGAATGGGTACGCACCGGTGAAGTCCCGGAAGGCTATGCAGCCATTACAACGGCCACGGGATCGGGTATCATGCTCCCTTCGATCGTCGCCAGCCCACTTACTCCCGTCAAAACGAATCCATTCCGCCGCGCTTATGCGATGCTTGGCATGACGCCCGAGAGTTTTGGGACGACGGCAACCGTCAATGTGCCTGTAATCACTTCGTCCAGTGGTGGAGTAATCACCGAAGGCCAGTCTAATACTCCTTCTGATGGCGCGCCATCGGTTGGTAACATTGCCCTCGCATGCCAAGGTTACCACTCAGGAACCTACTGGTATTCGAACATGGTTATCGCTGCCCAGACTTGGGACGTAACTACCTCCACTCTCCCTGCCCTTGTCGGCGCAGAGGATTATGGTTGGGGCGTTGCCATCGCTACCGCGATTATCGCCGACGCCACTATCACTCAGAAGGTTTACACCGCTTCCGATTCTGATGGCGGCGCAAACATCGAAGACCTCGACAAACTCAATCAGGGGTTTGGTTTGCTGTATGACTCCAACAAGGTGATTATCCTTGGACTCGACGCATACAACAGTTACGAAGCACTGCGAGACACCATCGGCTTCCCCATCCTGCAAAGGAATGACGTGCAGAATGAGCATTTTTTGGCCTATAAGGGTACGCCCGTGATCAAGTCCGACGTGTTCCAGAGCTTTGGCGCGACCGGCAAGGTAGTCGGTATTGCAATCAGCTTGAATGGATTCCGTTTGCGTGATGAGCAGGAAAAACTGATTCAGTATGTCAACCAGTCGAACTTCGTTGACCAGACCGGACTCGATTATGTTCGGTATCAGGCCAGCGGGTATGTACCTGCTGCTATCGTCAAGCTTGTCAATCCATAATTGACCATTGAGCCATGTTTAGCAATGGGGCGGGCGCGAGAACTCGCTCCCGCCCCATTGTGCTTGAGGGGGGATCAATAAGTGATTTGGAAT